CGTGGAACCAAGTTGCTCACGTACACGGTGAAACGGTCGATCATGCCGATCTTGCCGTTGCGCAACACGCTAGAAGAGTCACCCATGAACTGGGCTTGAGCCAAGTTCGATTGCATCAAGATTTGACGCTCTGTGGGGGTGATGATCAACCAACGATCAGTTTCAGGCACGTTGGCTTCGTCCAACACGCTTGACAGAGCAGTGATGCTCGACAAGATGTTAGAAGCAGTCAAAGTCACGGCAGCCAAGTCGGTACCGAGGTTGTAGCCACCAGAGATCGCACCAGCGGTAGCGCCTTGGTTAGCAGAGTCGCCTTGGTTGAAAGTCGAATACAACACGTCTTTGTCGATGTTGATCTTCATTTGCATTGCAGCGTCGTTGGTGAACATGTCCATCAACTTGGGCTTGGCTTGCAATTCCAACACGTTGTTCACGTTCACACCGAAGTACTTGCCCTTGTTGATCACCAAAGTGATGGTGCTGGGAGCAGGAACTTCGTAAGCCAAGTTTTGGCCAACAGAGTAGCTGTTGATTGTGATTGAAGGAATGGTGTTGATGATCACGGTGTCGCCCATGCCGGTGATGTCACCTTGCCAGTCGGTGTTAGCGATTTCGCCAAACACGGTGGCGGCATAGAACTTCTGTGCCAATTTACCAGACCAGAGGGCTGGAATGAATGTGCCTGAATAGGCGGTACCTGAATAGGAAACCTGACCGCCGGGGGTGTTGAAACCACCAGAGTTAATGGGGTAGGTTGCTGCTGCGGTGATTGTGGACATGGAAATGCTCCTGTTGTTAAAAAACGGTTGGTTGTACCGCCATGTCCGTGGGAATCGTTATCGGATTCGGCCTTCAGCTATGGCGGCGTGGATATCTTTTTCAATCTGCACCGCATCTGCCTCGTCGATGAATCCCCGTCTCCACTCAGAGTAAAACGAGTCAATATCCTGCTGGGTATAAACGCGTTTATCCATGTTTGGATTCGTAGGAGCTGGCGACGTACGCGAGCGGGTCGGTGCTACTTGACGCTGAAGTTCTTTGTTTCCGGTCGACTGCGTTGGTGCAGGCGCAAGGGTCTTCTTGTACTGATTGAAGATGGTGGCCGTGCGTGCTGCATCTTTCGCTTCGTATGCGTTGTTAAGCGCAAACTGACGGGGCATGCCGTACACAGGGTCAACTTCTGCCAACCAAGCCAAGAAACCTTGGTCTACGTTCAAGGCTTGCCAATCAGGTACTGCGGTATTCAAAGCGCTTTCATAGCGGTCTGTATCAGACACTACTTGACGCTCAGACACAGTGCCTAGCTTGCCTTTCAACTCCTCGATCTCGGCGCGTAACTGCGTTTCAAGCTGACGGCTGCCCGCCAGTTTCTGCTCAGTTGCACGGTCGATCAAGTCTAGTAGATCAGAGCCAAATGCTTCTTTGTCTTGTTCAGTGATAAGAGTCGTCGTCGAGGCCGGTTCAGGTTGTGCGGCGGGCTGCGCTTTAAGTACTGCGTTGTCGGCTACGAGCTGTCTGATCTGATCATTCATCTCGCGCACTTGCGCGTACAGGCGTGGCACCTCTGCATCAAACTTACCTTTCAGAGAATGGTAGCGTTGCTCCCACGTTTCATCAGGTACCGCTGGCTTCGGTTCAGGCTCTTGCGAAATGGGTTGCGGTTGTGGTTCAGGATCAGGTTGAGGGTTTGCTGGGACTATTGGCTCACCAGTATCTGGGTCTACAGGCTGGGCTCCACTCATCTGCGCTACAAGCGCGTCAGCTTCTTCAACTTGCTGTTGAACAGCACGAGGCAATGACATTTCTATCTCCTTCGCTCCGACTACGCTAAGTGGCTCCAGTTACGGTCTGCCACTTTATCGCTTACGGTCAGCTACTACGTTTAAGTTTTGTTTGGCTTTTGAGCTTCGGCTTTACGGTTAGCTCATCGGCCTCGAAGTTTAGTTAGCAAAGTGGTACTCTCGCTAACAAGGTCAAGGATTTCCTTCACCTGCAATGCGCGGCCCTGAAGCCGACACATTTCATCTTTATCTTTTGACTCACTCAGGCGCTGAAGCGTATCTGCGTGGGCCAGTTGTAAGAATTCTATCAGTGGATTGAACTCTTGGGATTTCAATAGTGTAAGGCAACGAGCGACACGCTCGTCAACTCGCACTGCCATTATTTGCAGAGACCGTCGGTCTTAGCAGAATCTTGGCTGAATTCTTTACCGCCACGCTTCAAGGTGCCGAAGATATCGCCGTTAGAACCACCATTGCCTTGAGAGGCGGGGCCCTTCGACATGCCGTCGGTTTTGGCTGAATGCTGAGCGTACTCTTGTGAGCGTGACTCTTTAGGTTGAACTGCTTGCATGGGATTACTCCTTGGTTGATGCGATTATGTACAACATTCTACTGTTGTCAAGACCCAACTCCGCTGATTGGTGCGAAA